TTCTGGCTTTGGAACGCTGAATTCTGCCGAAATTTGATTTGCAATTTGTTCCTCTTTGCTGATCGTAGTTATAAAATCGAAATTTATTGCTTTTTGTCTAAACCCGTATTGCTCAACCCAAGGCGCATTTGTGACAACGGTATTTTCATTCACAGCAATAGAATTATAAGCCCGCTGAATGCCGTTATTATAATTCTTTATAGAAAGTATGTTTTCACGGCCTAACGCGTCCCCAGCGCCGTACAAATAGAAAATATTTGTGCTTTGTAGGCGGGGCTTAACCCTGATTGTGTCAGTATTATCCACATAAAGAATAGAATTTGATGCCAAAAGAAGCTGATCAAGCGCATCTTTTGCAGGGATCGCGCTAAAAACCTCCCCTTCGTCAATCGTCAAATCAAGTGAAACGCTTATATTTGAAGCACTATAGCTTAAAGTCGATGTGATTTCAGGAACATTTAAAATCTTTTTTATAGCCGTACTGAATAGATCGCCCGCAACTATAGCACCCGCGGGAACGCTTACTTGCCGAAATATTGAATCAAGGGAAAGAACTTTAAAGCGAACCATATCTTTATCAATATCAAGCCGCGTTGCGTCATCGTTGATCAAGCCTTTAAAGCGAGTGCTAGAATTTCCCTCAGCATCATAAAAAATTATTTCAACTTTGCAGCGGTCACGCCGATAAGGGAAAATGCTTAAAGCGTCTTTTTCATCATTAAATTTTCGGCTGAAATTTATTGCATTCAAGGTAATATCGCCAAAAGTAAAAATCCCTATGTCATAGTCACCGTTATCAATCTCCCTCTTAATCGTGCCCAAGCTTTTTACAAAGTCCGTCAATTCAATATCTGCCGTGACATCAACCGTTGTGCCGTATGTGATCGGGCCAACAAGCGGGGTGAAAAATATTTTATAATTATTAAAAGGCAAATAATCTGCCATTTTTAAACCGCCTCAATAAAGCTATATCGCTGATTCACGCCTAGTAAATATACATTTTTCTCATAAGAATTTCTTAAAGAATCGTCAATCTGCATTTGATATAAATCGGATAAATTAAAGCCCCTTTGCTTTATTCTAAATTGATCGGGCAGGCCGCCGCATAGCCAAACAAGAAAAGGATTTTCCCTATCATGCAAGGAATCCAGCAAATCAATATCGCCCTGCTCGGGATAATAATTCAAAGACAAATCAAAGCCCGCAACCTCATAGCCCTTTTGAATTTGGAAGCGCCCAGAATGCGCCTCCTCTTTTCTGATATTCCGATCAATACTGATTCCGTTTAATTTTGGATAACCCGTCAAAGTCCCGATTTCATTTGTCGCAATAAATTGTTGCAAAAACTTTTCAGCGTCCGCCGTTTGCGTTGTATCAGCCGTGATTATAATCGTATCCGTTGTTACGGGCGTAAATTCAAAATAAGCCGTGTCCCGCGCAAAATTTGTCACATCAATAGAGGATCCTGAATATGAATCCAGCCCCGTTACGCCTGTAAAATCAGCGGGCGATCCGTTATCATATTGAATTTGAAAATTCTTAAAATTATGATTTAAAAGAAAAATTCTGCTTATCGAAATTGTATTTGCAAGAGTTATCGTGATTGTTTCAGTCGTCAAATCATCGCTACCTATTGACTGCCACTTGTAATATTTATTCCCTGAAAGCAAAAGGTTTTGATCGGGCGTATTGCTTGAGGCTGCGGCTTGCGCCCCGTCTTTATACAGGCTTAAGGATTTGTCAAAAAAGCTTATTCCGCCGCTCATGCTCATCGCTGCACCCCTAGCGCCCGATCCTCGCGCTGCCTTACTGTTAAAATCTTGCTTGCGTTATCCTCTAAGCCTATTTCCACTTTTACGCTTTGTCCGCCTATTCCGCCCCCGCCGAAAGTTTCATCAAAATTCGGGCTTAAGGGATTCAAGCGGCTTGGAACAATAATTTCATCTTTTGCAAGCATGAAAGGCTGCGTGTCCCGCCCGAATGATCCGCCCTGTACTATTCCGCCTTCGGCTGCGCCCGTGATCGCTGTTGCCGCGATAACGCCAACATTAACCGCGCCTGCAATCGCATAACGCGCTGCCAAAGCCTCACCAGCAGGCGGGGGAACAGTAGCGCGGGCAAGGGCCATTGCTTGCTGCGTGCTTGTAATAGTGTTTGCTATCGCCTGCGCTTTTCTGATTAAGAAAATTGCTTTTCCAACCGCAGTTTCTTCGCTAAAAACCGTTTGCAAATTATCAAGCGCCGTCATAGTCGCCGCATCGGATGCCTTTTGTGTTGCAAGCGCCGTTTGCCTGTCAATGGCTTGTTTTTGTTCAGCCGTCTTTGCCTTTGTTTTCAGCTCTTTTAATTCGCGCAATTCGCGCAGGCCAGAAAACTGCGCCTCAACCTCATCAATTCCAGTCAGGCGATCATTAAGGCGCTCAATATCTTCGGCAAATTGTTCATCTTCCCGATCAAGTTGCTCTTGCCGCTTTTCTTCCTCGCGTATTTTTTCAGCCGCATCCCGTTCTGCTTGCGCTTCAGCTTTTTGCTTTGCTCTTTCTGAATCGCGTTGCGCCCCTTTGTTTTTTTCCTCATCGATAGCCGCCTGCTTTTCCTGCTCAGCCCTGATTTCCTCTTGATTTTTAATTTTTAAATCAGCAACGCTTTGTTCAATTAGTTTTTTTCCGTTTTCAGCGTAATTTTGTGCAGATTGACTCAAAGCTTCAAAAGGATCAATTTTTTGACCGCCCAAAGAATCATCAAGCGCCGCTGCGGGATCAAATGGCGTAAAATTCTGCGCAAGTGGATCGGTTTCGCCTAAAATATATGTTAAAAACTCAATTTGCTTTTTTTGAAGCGCCGTTAAATTTGCAAAAGTGCTTTGTATGGCTGAATCAAGCGTTTTTAAAGCTCCCCTGATCGCGTCAACGCCATCAATGGCATTATCAGCCAAGATTCCGAATGAAGGCGCTAGGCGCTCGCCAATTTCAGCACGCAATGCCGCCGCTGATCCCTCAAGTCGCGCAAGTTTTTGATCAAGCGTTTCACTTTTTGCACTTAAGCCCGCCTGAAATGTTTCGGCTCTACTTGTTTCATCGTTTAAAGAATTTAAAATTCCCTCAAAATCATCGGCCTGATTGCCAGCAAGCGCAAGCGCGATATTAACGGCCTCTGCCGATCCGAATAATTTTTCTAAACTTGTCGATGTAAAGCCGCTTGATGATGTTATCCCCTCAAGAAACTTTTGAAGCCCCTGCGCCCTTAACCCTGTGGAATTAAATTCAATCCCTAGCGCAGCGGCTTCCTCTTGCGCATCTTTTGATGGCTTAATAATATTTGTAAGAACGGCCTTTAATCCTGTGTAAGCCTCGCTTGTTTTTACCCCCGCAAGCGTGGCGGCGGATACCGATGCAAGAACCTCATCAAAAGAAACTCCCAGCGCCGCAGCCGATGCACCCACTTGCCCGAATCCGTTTGATAATTCGGCAATTGTTGTTTTTCCGAATTTCTGCGCTGTAAAAAACTTTTCTGCTATTTCCCGGGCATTTTCTGATTCAAATCCGTAGGCATTGATTGCGGATGTAAGGCCATCAACAGCAACACTGGCATCCGTAGCGCCCGCAAGCGCCAAATCAGTTGCAACCCCTAAAACAGAAATTGCATTTTCAGCATCAATTCCAGCAGAAACAAGATCAAAAAGCCCCTTGTTTAAAACTTCAAACGATTGCCCAGTTTCCGCGCGAAGATCAATAACCCCCTGCTTTAAGCTGTCGATACCATCGGCAAGATTTTTTGTTTTAAAGCTTCCTGCATCCAAAAGAGTAATGGCATCGGAAAAACCTTTTTCAAAATTCTTAAATTCCTGAACTGCCGCCGCCGCCCCAGCAGCCAAGGCTGCAATTGCAGCCACGCCGCCCAAAGCTCCAATCTTTCCAATTTTTCCAATGCTTTTTTCAGCCTCAGCAGGCAAAGAATTTAATTCATCTTTAAAAGGCTTTGAATTTCCGCCTATTTTGATAATTAATTCAGGATTTTTACCCATTTTTTTCCGCCTTTTTTTGGCTTTCTAATAATTCAAGATGCACTTTACGCTGTAAATTATGTGCCTTGCTCATATCATTAAGCATTTTTTCCATCTCAATATCAATAAAATCTGCTTGTGTTCCTTTAATTTTAAATCCGTGTAAGTGATAATCCATCGCCCTTTCATTGTGGCGGCGGATTCTTATTTTTTCAAGAATGTTTTGAAACTGGAGCGGGGTTAGATCAAGGAATTGATCGGGCGTATATCCGTATTGACTTGCAAAAAGATCAAATAATTCTGCCCAATCAGGCGGGCTTAGCTTTTTTTTTTCGATGATGATGAATTATGCTCTTGAATAAAATTATTCATGCTCTGGCAATTTGATTGCTGAATATAGGCATTGACCAAATCTTTTTGACTTGCAACTGAATGAAGGATTTTTTTATAGCCTGTCACTTTAACGCGCACGATTTGCCCTGTTTCCTCGTCAAATTCCTCAAAAATTATATTTCCGAATTGGGCTTTGCTTTGCGCGTCCATCATTTGCCATACTACTTTTGCAAGCGGCTCGGCATTTAAAAGATTTAATTCCCTAATTTTTTCATCCGTATCAAATTCTTTTTGAATCCATGCAAGATCGCGAAGCGTGAACGGGCGGAAAGAAATTTCTATTTTCTCTCCCCCGATCAGCGCGATTTCGCAAGATGTAGTTTCGGGAACAATATCCTTAAGCATTATTAATTATGTCCCATCAACAAAGATTTCACGATAAACGCCGTTTCTTGTCGCATCGTAGAAAGCTTGGAAAGAAACTTCGGATTCCATCCATGCTTTTTCTGTCAGATTGTAAGGGAATCCAGATGCAGCCACTTGGAAAATATCAAGGAAGAAAATTTCACCTGATCCCTGCTTTTGCGCGGCGCATAAAATACCAATGTTCGGGATTGTTTCTCCTGATTTACCAACTGTAACCGTTCTGGAGGCCGTATTGATAGACCGCGCATCAAACCAAGCTGTATCTCCTGTAGTCATGCCGATTGTGCCAGCTCCGCCAGTCAATTCAATGCCGAGGCTTGGAATTGTTACTGCCGTTCCAGTGGTAATTGTAAGTGGGCTTGCTGTAATTTTCAAAGCATCGTTTACAAAAGTAAGTGAAGTTCCGCGCAAGAAATCAACATCCGTCAAAGCATACACATCAACCGTTGTTGCGCTGGCTGCTTTTACTACGTACATGCCGGATTTTACATCTGCCTCTGATCCTGATTTTACGCCAACCGAAGCAATTCCGGTTGAAGCAACAACGCTTGATCCGCCGACATTTGCAATGGTTGTGACTGATCCGCCTGTTTCGGCTGAATTCACCGTTGCAGCCGCGCCCTGCAAAGCCTCAAAAGACCAGTCAGGAACTTCGCGCAAAAGGAATGATCCCTCTGTTGAAATAACGCCCTTCTCAACCTTCCAAGGGTAAAGCAAAGAGCCGCCGTTTAAAGGCACTTGCTCGCCCGAAAATGTAAGAGTAAGAGAGCCAACCACTTTTGCAATACCATAAGGCACAAAAGTCGCAGGGTTATAAGTAGCAATGCTATGAATTCCGAATACGGAACGGGATGTAGATAGGGGCATGATTTATTTTATCCTTTCAAAACGCCTTCGGCTTTTAAATTATTGTGATATATTTCTGGAATTTCTGCAAGGCTGTCGCCTTCTTTGATTTTAATGTCGGCATGTGGCGGGTGGAAAATATGAAAATCTTTAAGCGCAACATTATTTTTTATTTTGTCTTTTTTTATTTTGTCTTTTTTTATTTTTTTTTCTGTCATCTTAAATTGTTCCTCTTATTTGTATTCCGCCTATTTTGCTCCATTGGCTTCCTAAATTTTCAGCCAAAGAAACAGGCGCTAAAATTTCTACTGTCACGTCTGAAGCGATGCAATTTTCGCGCAAAGATTCCGTGACTATTTCAGCCATAGCCCTAGTATAGCGCAGAATTTTATTTTCCGCCACCGTCCCGCCATCGGGCGCGCAGAATACAACCTCAAAAGACATTGTGATATCTAAAGCAAACCCACCACGCGGATTAGGAATTGTCAATATTTCAGGGAATCCGTAAAAAACAAATTCGCTGTAATTCATAACTTTTGCGTTCATATCGCTTGTGTATTGCGCCGAGTCAAAATCAGTCAGCGTTATTCCGTCAGATTTTTCGGAATTTATTTCAGCAAGCTTTGCCGCCAAATTTGCCTGTATAAGCCCAAGAAAATAATCCCTGAATGTTTCTATGTCCGCCCGCGCCATATTATGCCCCAGCCTTTAATTTTCGCGCTGTTTCAGCCTCAATAATAGAAACCCATCTTTCAAGGCGTCCCGTTCTAATGCTTGGCGCAGCTTGCGGGCTTTCTGGCCCGATAAAAAGAAATTTACGTAGCGGGATTTTACGGCGCGGCCTATCAGATTGATGATATATCCCGTATGGAACAAGCGTTCCCATTGTCAGGCTGTCTTTTTTGATTTCCTGAATTGAATCAGAATTTACACCGCCCGTTACGCTATCACGCAGGCGGCCAGATGCGACAAGAATAGGGGCGCTCGGATTTTTCTTTTTCTTGCGCTGCGCGTAATTTTTAGAAAGCGGGGGATATAGGCCCGATCCTTGCAAGCTGAATTGCGCTTTATTTGATTTGCGCCAGTCTTTCGCAATCAGGGTAAAGGCCAAGCGCAGGTCACCAACTTTTTCAACAGCTTCTTTTATTTGCTTTTGAAATTCGGCATCATTTTCTATTTCATATGATGTAATGATCGGCATAAATCACCACTGCTTTTCGTTGTGAATGAATTCGCATGTTTCATCATTATTTACAGCGGTGCTACTAAAATATGTGATTGATTTTTTATCCTCGGCGGGAAGATTGATTTCCCCGCTTGCAAGCATAGCAAGCATTTTCATCGCATTTTTATAGGCCGCATAATGGCTTATGTCCTGCTCGACATTACCGTCAGCCGTGGGCCTGATCGTCTTAGGCTGCAAAATATAAGATACGCGGTAAACACAAAGGGCAATGCAAATTTTCTTTAAAACCAAAAGCGCGGACGCTCCCACTATAGGCAATGTGTATTTCACTAAAAAAGTATCAATCATAGCCGATTCTTGCTCAATAATATCCGAAAGCCCGTCAATCGTAACCGCAGAAGATACCGTTATCTCAACGCCCTTTAGATTTGCTTTGACATCATCGCTTGTGCAGTAATCAGTCAAATCTATTAATCCTCTTTAATTGCGCCTTTAGAAAGCAAATATTCTGCGTTTTTGCCATCATAAACAGCGCCCGCAGGAATTAATTTCCCGCCCTCTTTAATCGCGAATACGCAGATCAAATCTTTTTTGCGCTTTTTAGAGGGCTTTTCCTCAATCGCAAGGGCTTCGCCTTTTTCTGAATCATCGGTAGGCGCATCGCCTTTTTTTAGGGCTTTAGCGTAAGCGTCAACATCCGCAGCCGTGATTTTTTTTCCTTCTTTGGCAGGTGGAACAAGATTTATATTGATTCCGTAATTTTCAGCGGCTTCGATTGCGCCCGATGTAGCTTCAATTTTTGACATTATAAAAATTCCTTTATTTGTTATATGCCCATTCATATTGAATTAAATCTTCTTTCACGTCAAATAAAAACCCCCCGTGGGTTAAAGCGGGGGGTTTTCTACGCAGAAAAAACAAAGGAGATAATGAATAAAGTTTTTTATGCTACCGCATCTTGAATTAGATAAGCACACTCAGCATTCAAAATAAGCTGATCGTAGTTATCCGTGACAATAACGCCGCGAGAATTAACGGGCATTGTTGGCATATATGTATAAACTTGGCGCGGACTTGTGCCTGATTTGCGCATTTCATAGCCCAAAGTTTTTTGACGCAATGCAGGGGCAAAAATACGGGCATAAATCACGTCTTTACCCCAAATATTTGCAAGTACATCGGCTTGGCCTTCTTTTGCGCTGTTATAGCTCGCATCGGATACAAGAACTTGATCGACTTGAAGAACCGTAGCTAATTGCGCAACGCTTAAGCCCATTGGTGGCGTGGCTGTAAAGCCCAAAGCGCCCAAAATTTGCTTATGGCGTGACAAATAACGGAAAGTCCGCATTGACATGATCGCCGTATTTGACGGGCCGCCAACGGCTGCCTCGATCGCATTATCAGCCGCAATCTTATCGCCGAGAGGATCAGAATCCGCGTGGTCAAGATTGTTGTATTGCGCAGTTCCTGAAAGTGTTACGCCCTGCGTAATAATTGATGGGTTTTGCAAAGTCGATGCAAGCGCATATTCTTTTGAAATCATGTGCGCCAAAGAAAGGGAGATTGTAGAATCGACCTCAGCATCGTAAGGGCTTTCAAAATTGCGCATGTCATTTTCTGTGATGATGTCCTCAAGGCCATGATCTTCTATGCTGTATGTATCGCTTGATACTGTTACAGCCTCCAAGCGCCGATACACGCCCTTACCTGTATGAACTGTATTTACAATTCGTAAATGATTGTTTGAATATTTTCCGATCAAGCCCGTAGTTTGCGGAACGTAAACCGCTGGCAAGATTTTTTCAGCGATAAAACCTGTGGGGAAATACCCGTTTGATGCCGTTGTAAGAAGCTTGCTTACGATTGCGCCTGATTGTGTTTGCATCTTAAAATTACCTTTCTAGATTTGCCTTAGATTCTTATGGATAAGTGTGGGTTGAACCGCTTAAAACGAGAACTTCGAAAACGTCATTGTCAGCCGCTCCAGTCAAAGCGATTGCCACCGCTGCTTTTGTTTGTCCTGTCGTAATAGCAACGAGATCCCCGCTTGCGTCTGTGGTGAGCTTGTCGCCTGCCGCGATCGTGCCGCCTGCAATGGCTTTGCTCCCGCCGCCGTTGGCTGCAATTTCGCAAACTCCGCCGCTTGCTGGTGCATTTTGCAGGAATCCTACAAATTCCATTTCGTTCGCGCCCGCAACATTTACGCCGCTTGCACCCAAAAGCACAGCTTTATAACGCTTTGCAGAAAGATCAGCCGCTGCAGTAAGGCCGGAAATTAGTACAGGGGTTGGAAAACTTGACATCTTTTTAAATTCCTTTTCTTACAAAATTAAATTAAGCAACAAGCGCTTTAAGTTTTGGGTTTTCAGAAAGGACGATTTTCATCGCCTCATGCAGCATCAAGCTTTTATCTTTTTCAATTTTTTCGTTTGAAAGCTTGATTACTTCTGCTTCCGCTTGATCTTTTGTCATTTCATCGGCATTTGCGCCCGCGCCTGATCCTGCTTGCTTTAGATTTACAGGAACGGAAAGGCGTACAAATTCAGCCATATCGCCTTTCAAGTAAGCATCTTTTTGCGCTGGAACTGCTTTGCCTTCGCTCAAAAGCACAGAAAATTCGGCATCTTTTTTCAATGATGCAGCCTCGTCTGAAAGCTTTTTGATTTCAGCGTCTTTGACATCGGCCTGCGCTTTAAGCAATGCGATTTGATCGGAAAGCTTTTTGCTTTGATCTTCAAATTTCATCAAGTGAGCCAGTTCCCCGCGCTGATCGTCTGAAAGCTGCAAAGTTACAACGGCTTGTTTAATTTCTTCAAAATTCATTTGTTTTGTTCCTTTTTCGGGCTTATCTGAAAGAATTCTTTTTATATGGTCTAATTTTTCGGGGCATTTGTCAATGATTGCTGAAATTTCGCTTAAAATTGGATTCATTCCCTTTACAAAAGGGCGATTTGTGAGCCCGCCCCCGTTCAATGTCGGCCCGTATCTTTCTCCGCTTTCGTTATCTTCGTAATCAAGATCAAAGTCAGCCGATAAATAGCGAATTTCTTTGGCGAGAATTTTTTCCATTGCCTCGCTGGTCCATTCAACTTTAACCCATAATTCAGAATTATTATTTTCAAGAATCACTTCTTTGATCCAGCCCGCAGCTTCAGCATAAGCGTTGTGGAAATAATCGATTGCAAGATCAATCTTTTTGACCTTGTTATCAAAATTTGCCTTCATGTTTGAAAGCATGCCGCTTGTTATTTCAAGGGGCGTATTGTCCAAATATTTATATTTTCCAGCCCGCAAAAGCTGGACTTTGGAAATATCAGGGCTTTCATCGCCCTCGGCAAAAGTGATTTCTGAAAGATTTATTCTCATAGTGTTTTACTCCGCATTATTTTCTCTAAATCATCGCCCTGCGCGTCTATTTTAAGCCCCGTTATAGGCAAATTATCTGGATCGCCTTTAGTTTGCGCCCTTATGTAGCTTTTGCAATTATGGTGCAAAGGCGGCGTAAGATCGCTGGTTTCAAATTCCTCCTTTGAGAATACCTTACCATTGAGCGCCTTGCAAATAGGGCTTACAGGATCGGGATTCATAAAGACAAAGCTTTCAATTTCTTCGCCGACATCGGGGGAAAGAAAAGTTTCTTTGCGCGTTGAATTTACGATTTGTGATGCCATATTCACGCTCGTGGTTTCAATAATATTTTTTGAAAAATATCGCTCAACCTGATTTATAATTTCTTCAATCAAAGCCGCCTCCGTAAGCGTTTCGTAATTTGATGCAAAAGCAAAATAAGCGGCTTTTTCAATGTCTATGTCCTGATAATCTGCGGTCAAAAGAATAAGATTTGTAAGTTTATTTCGCAGCTTTTTAGGCGCTTTTTTCAATTCATCAGCAAAATTAACATCTTTTTTCTTGAGGCCAATTTCTTTAATCGCATCGGCAAAAGATTTCTCGACCACGCCGCCTGCCCAATTTTCAAGCGCCGTAATGTAGGCTTTGTTTTTAGGCATTTTAACTAAAAGGACTTTTTCACTTACGTTTGCCCCGCCTTTCTTGATCGCGGCGGCTATATCTTGAACCATTGCGCGGCTGCGTTGCTTAAGGCTTTTTTCCATGAAATCAAATAAATCGGCTGCGTAATCCTCTATTTTTCCAGAAACAGGAAAAGCCTTTCGATCAACATCGCTTAGGGTGTATGTCCCTAGTTTTTCATGCACGCATGCCCCCAAAAGTTTTTTTTTATCCGATAATGCAGGGGATGCAGGCGGCGCGGCGGGAGCAGGATTTAAAAAATTCTGATCTGCTATTTCTGCAATGTCCTCATCAAGATCGGGAAGCTTATAGACTTTATGCAAATGCCTTTGCAGGCGCGTTGAATTTTGAATAGCCCCGCGATCAAGCAAGGTTGATATTGCCTGCGCCGCCTCTGATCCTGCCTTGTCATTGATTCCCGTGGCCTTAAGCTTAGGATATTTTTCTTGATCACCGTATTTTGCGCGGACAAGCTGTTCAATAATTTGTCCGTTTACCTTTTCGCAAATATGATCAGCAATGTATTGGATTCCCGAAAGAAAAATTGCTGATTGATCCGCGCCCAGCGCAAATGATCCGCTATTGCCCGATAGCCCCAATTCCATGAAATTCGCAAGAAAAGCTTTTGACATTTCAAGATTTTCCGAATCAATAACTTTTTGAACCTTTTCTGAATCATGGGATATTTTTAATTCTTTGATGTCAAAGCCTGCGCCTAAAACAATCCCGTTCTTTTCGTGCGCCGAAAGCGCGTCAATCAATTCTTGAAATAAATCAATTTGCGTTTCAAGATCGGGCGATCCTTGTAATTCGGCTGGAATTGTCCCTATCGGAATCCCCTTGGCGCAGCGCTCAATTCCGATTGCTTGAAGCTTTCTGTATATATTTTTTCTAAACCATGCGCCATAACAAGGGCGAAGCATTGAAATTCCTTGATAATTATCGCCTTCTTTGTCCATAGCAAAATTCAAAATGTATTGGCCCGCGATATATACATCGACGCCTAGATCTCCGCTAACATTTTGGCGAATTGCCCGTAGAGATCCGTCCTCGTTTAAAATCCATTCAAGGATTGATCTTTGATGGCGAAAGCCTAAATCTGAAAGCCCGATATAATCGCCGTAAATCGGGTGGCTTTTTACTGATTTGTGAACTACCTCAAAAGCGCTAAATCCGAACTCGACCATGGTTAAAGCTTCGGCAACAAATTCATTGAAAGATTTTTTCTTTCCCGTTTTTGGATTTGATATGTTGCGGAAAAGGGCAAAGCGAATGAAATCGGCTATCTCATAGTCAATTTCTTCCTCGCCGCTCGGCTCAATCTCCCATGATGCGCTTTTGATCGGGTTTTTTACAGCTTGCAAAAGCATTTTGACTTGACCGTCTGATCGGCGCATTTCATCAAATACCTTTATACCGCGCTCGGCGTAGAATTTTGAAAGGTATTCCTCTGAAAAATAGCCCGAATAAATTTCTGTTCCGCTTGTTCCCCGTGCTGTAAATGACATATGAGCTTTTTCAACGCTTTGCGCTTTCAAGGGTGTTGATGATCTGAAAAAATTAAAAATACTTGGAATCGCTACCATTCTTTTTTACTTTCCTTCGGCGCAATCGTTGTCCGCTTTGCCTGAATTTGATTTTTTACCTGATTTTTTCCAAATCCAGAAACTCTGTCTTTGATAAATCGATCAAGCGCGTATCTCACAGCATCCCAGCCATGATTGAACTTGTCAATTATATCAGGACCGATCTGCTTTGTCAGCTTATCAATTTTATAGCTATAAAGCCGCGCTTCTTTTTGCATTTCTGCGCAGCGGGTGTGAATAACTATTTCTTTAAAGTTTTTCAGTACTGCAATTCCGTCCTCAACACTGTTTTTCCATTTGCTTGCGCCTGAAATGGCGAATCCTTTGCGCTGGACGTGCGAGATCATTTCAGGGCGGCTGCTATCGGCGCGGATCATATATCTTTTTGACCCATCTATTTCCTCTATGAAATCGGGCGTGTCGTCAATTTCAATGCCGATTCCGAAATTTTCATGCTCAATGTAAAGCGAATTTCTATTTCCATCCTCAACAATCCAGCATTTTACAAGAGCCATCGCATCGCGGGCAAATCCCCAGTCTAGTCCGAAGTAAGGCCCGTTCCAATCTTCTTTTGGCTCAAAAGCGGCGATCCTGATCTTACCTGAAAAGATGATTGCCTCATGTATTCCGACCGCGATCCCCAAATACTCGTGATCGTATGCAAGCGGGTTGATTTCCCGCAATTCCTCGGCCTCGGCTATGAAATCAGAGCCCAGCCATTCAGGGGGAACGTCCAAATATGTTGAATGGTGGACATAGCGCCCGCGCATTTCAATTTCGCTTTCGACATTGACCCAACTTTGCGGATCGTTCGGCGGGTTATATGTGAAAATTTCAATGTATGATTTCCCGCCGCGCAAGACTGATTGCTCG